AAACGCAATACAAACCATTGTAATGAACGCTAGCATAAACTTCATGCCGGCCCCAAATGTGATTTCTCTTAATTGCCCACCCACCTGCGAAACACTTTCGCGCCTTGAACCAAACTCGGGCGATCCGTCAAAGCGTCCGGCATCGGGATATGCTCGATCGTGCCGTTCGGACCGTTCCCATGATCGCCGGCGCCAATCACCGTGTCATCCGGCCCGACTATCATAACATGCCCACTCGCATCAGAGTAGCCGATTTTCTGCGCGACCACATCTCCCGGTTCAGGCGCCTCTCCCGGCGCAAGCACGCACCATCCCGGAATTACGTAGTTCGGTTCCGCCCATTGCCCTGCCAGCGGAGGGAAGCCACGAAATGTGCCATTGGGCAGGCCGGGACTCGCGCCGGACTCGGTCAATACGTCGTAGACAAACAAGTTGCATTTGTTTGATCCGATTGGGTAATTGCCCCTTGTTACATTGTCCGCCCACGCTTGCGATCCGACATAGTTCTTGGCCGTTGAGACGATAGTCTCCCGTGTCCGCTGGACCAAGGCCTGTTGTTCCGCCGCGGAAAGTTTGGGTCTTTCCGCCATTGACACCTGAACGCCAGGAGTGTGAGCCGGTGATCTCCCCGAGGCCCCTGGCGACACGGCGTTCTCGGCGGTCGAGAACCGACCCTGTTCGTCGTGGTTGTCGTTGTATTTCCCCAACCCCGCCGCCGCCCCCTTGCCCTGCGGCGCCAGCCCCAAATCCGCCCGCGCCTCCTCCTTCGTCTTGATCCCGGCGGCGACCAGGATGTTGAGCGTTTGCGCCTGTTGCAGCGGATCGACCGCGTCGTCGCCGACCCAGACGAATTCGAGGTCGGGCTGGCGCAGATGCACCTGCACGACCTCGTCGAGCGCGCCCTTGACCCAGGCCTTCAGCGGCACGAGCCCCTCTTGCGTCGCCTGCGCGCGCAGCGTCTCCGAGGTCGCGCGGTTGACCTGGGAGACGAACGCCGAGACGGGGACGGAGAAGGCGTAGCAGATGATTCGCGCGAGCCATTCGTCGTACTGATCCTTCAGCGGCGGCTCGCGCGTCTGCGTCAGCTTGAAGTCGGCGGGCATGAATTTGACCATGCGGCGGCGGCCGAGATTGCCTGACAGCAGCGCGTCGAAATATTCCTGGAACTGTTTGATTTGATCGACGGTCCATTCCTTCGGCAAAGTCGCGAAGGCGTCGGGCACGGAGCCCATGCGGTAATAGTCGAGCGTCGCCATGTCGCGGCGCAAAGCGATATTGACGGTCATCGCGATCTGCTCGACCGGGCTCAGGCCGTAGAGCCGGTGGGAGCGAAGGTTGCGCGGCAGATACATCAATTCGTCGGCCGTGAAATCGGCGGCGGGCACCCCGTGCAGCACCTGCTGGTAGGCGGGGTCGGGCGGCTCGGGCGCGCGGCCGTCGAGGCCGATCAGCGGCGTGAGGGTCGCGCCGTCGATCACGTCGAGGCTGTAGAGCGCCCCGCCGCGGTCGAAGCGGGGATAGAGGCACGCCGCGTCGATGACGAGCATGTCCTCGAGCACCATGCGCAGCCAGGGCGCGAAGGCGTGGCGCCGGTCGGGTCGCGCGAGAAAGGCGAGGGTCGAGCGGATGCGCGCGCCCGCGTCCCCCGCGCCCGAGGGGTCGCGCGCGCGCACGGCGTAGCTCAGGCCCGCGATCTGATCCTTGCGGGTTTCGATCACGAGGCGCAGCAGCGGCAGCGAATCGGCGAGCGCGCGCAACTCCGCGAAGGACATGCCGGCGTCCGCGCGCGGCGTGTAGGAGAGGTTGACGCCGAACGGATAGTCCCACTGCCGGCCCTTCACCTCCGGCGGCGCCTGGGGCGCCAGCGGCTGTTGCGGGCCGAACCAACTGTCGGGCGCGACGCCCGAGATCGCGTAGCGCGCGGCGGCGCCGAGGCGCGTGAATAGGCTCGCCGGCAACGGCGTGTCCCGTCTCTCGCTGGGCATGGCAGATCCTTCGTGTTTACGGTTCGCCGGGCGCCTCACGGCCCCACCAGCCTCACGCTCACCACCGCCAGCCCGTCCCCGTCGAGATCGCCCGTATCCCGCACCGGCACCGCGTTGATCTTGCAATCATGCACCACGCCGCCCAGCGTCTGCCGGCCGGTCACGAGATCGAGGCCCGCCGGCGCGAGCGCGGCGTCGATCGCGTCGAGGGCCTCGTTGATCGCGGTCGCGCCGGGGGTTTGCGGATCGCGCGCGTCGAAATAGAGGAACAGCTTGGCCTCGAAGGTCCGGCGCGGAGTCGCGGGGGAGGTCCACTGGTAGGATTCGGGTCCGGATTCCAGTTGGAAGAACGCCGGGCGAAGCGCGGCGGGGACCTCGCTCCAGAGCTTCATCCGCCGCGAGGCGAGGCCCCAGGGATAGGCGGCGGAGACGGCCGCGAACAAGGCGGAAAAGGCGGCTTCGCGGCTCATGTCGCCTCCCAGCTCTCGGACGCGACCGCCGCGAGTTGCGCGACGATCTCCGCGCTCATTTCGTCCAGGCTCGATCGCAGATACGAGCGCTCGGGGATGACCGAGCCGGGATGCTCGACCCTGCGCGCGAAATGGATCGCGCCGCCCGCGAGAAACGCGAGCGCCCCCGCCTTGTACGGCAGAATTTCGTGCGCGCCGGTCTTGCCGCCATATTCTTGGATGGCCGCGTATTTGACGTCGCCGTAGGAGCCGACGCTCGCGACGACGCCCTCGGCGTCGTCCGAGACCTCCGCCGCGATCGAGGCGGCGAGCGCGCCCGATCCCGCGTTGAGGACCTCGCCCGCGAGCTTCTCGTATTTGACCTTGTCGGCGAGCGCGTCCGCGAGCTCGCGCGCCTTGACCGCGAGCGCGGCGGCGAATTCGGCGGGATAGGCGTCGAGCCGCGCGCGCAGCGCGTCCGCGCCCTCGATCGTGATCCCGAGCATCAGACCGCGACCCTGCGATAGGGCTGGATCATCGCGAGGACGGGCGCGGAGATCGCCGACATGTCGTAGCCGATCGTCTCCTGCCCGCCCATCGATTTCGACCGCAGCCCGATATGTTCGGCGGCGCGGAAGCGCTCGGCGGCGAGTTCGAGCGCGGCTTGCGCGAGGTCTTGCGGGATATAGCCGTAGGAAATCGCGACCGCCGCCCCCGCGTCGCCCGCGCCGAACGTGTAGAGGCCGGCGGCGACGGCATATTGGCCGAGGGCGGGCGCGGCGGCGACGGCCGTGAGCGAGGCGCCCGTCGCGGCGTAGACGACGCCCCCGTCCGAGGCCCAGGGGCCGTAGGGCGCGAGCGCCGCGGTCGTGAACGGCGACGCGGCGGGAACGCTCTGGGCTTCCAATTGGACGCCGTAGCCCGCCGTGTAATCGACGACGAGGTTCTGGCGCCGCTTGCGCGCGCGCCGGCCGAAGATGTCGAGCGCCTGAGGGCGGCCGGGCGGCGCGACATCGTCGGGCCTCAGCGCGTAGCCGACGCTCGGGCAGGCGACCGCCGCGGTGGTGGGAAACAGCGCCACGCCCTCGAGCGTCACCGACGCGACTTGCAGAACGGGCCAGTGCCGCAAGAACACCCGGTCGCTCTCCGCGTCGAGGGTCTCGCTATAACTTTGCGGCAGCAATCCCGGCCGGCTCGTCGCGGCGAGGATCGCCCGGCTCGCGGCGGTGATGAGCGCCGAGAGCGTCGCGTCGTTGGGCGACGCCGCCGCGGGCAGACCCAACCAGGCCTTGAGCGCGACGAGATTTGTGAGATCGTATACAGACATTTCGGCCTCCGGATAAGAGAGAAGCGGAGAAGAGCGGAAGACCCCATCCGTTCTCCGTCGTCTGCCGTCTGTTATCCGCTTGCCGTCATCCGTTCCCGATGTTGGTCAAAATACCGATGCCGAACGGCGCGTAGACCGCGAGCACCTCTTCGGCGTAGACGCCGTATTCGCGCCGGCGCGTGCGCAGCGGCCAGTCGACGCGGTAATAGTCGCGGCGGGTGAGCACCTCGGCGACATTGGGCACTTGATTGGACTGATACCAGACCGGCAGTTGCTCGCAATAGGCGAGGATCGTGCCGGGCGGCAGGTCCGGATGCACCTTGACGGGAATGTCGAAGCCGCCGTCGATGCTGAACGGGTTGTAGTACCATCGCACGACGCCCGAGGCGGAGACGCCATAGGGCCGACTGCCGCTCCCATCCGCCTGAACATTGTAATGAAGCAGCGGACCCGAGGAATTGGTCAGGCATTTGTTGGTGATGTTCTTCTGCTCCTGCGCGTTGACATAGAGCACGGTCGGCGAGAGCCGATAGAGCGTCCACATCTGCAGCAGCATATTGTCGATCTCGACGACCGAACCCCGGCCCGACGCGGTCATGAAGGTTCCCGTTCCCGCCGTTCCCGTCGCGAAGGCATTGACATAGGCGGCGTTGGCGGGATTGAAGCCGACCGTGAGCAACCCGTCGAAGGCGAGCGTCGGGTTGCGCGAACTATCGGCGGTGATCGCGCTCGCGACCTGCTGGCCGGACGTCAGCGGCGCGGAGAAGGTCGCGCTGTTGAGCGATGTGATCGCCTGCAGCGTCTCGGCGCCGGCCAATCCGACGAACCAGGCGTAGGAGACCGCGCCGTTGACGACCGCGACCGAGGCCGAGAGCGTCTGGCCGAGCGTGACCGCCTGCGTCGTGTTGGCGCTCCGATTGGAGGAGCCGCCGTTGATCGTATAGGTGTTGCCGTCGTTGCCGGTGATCGTCTTGGAGGTGGCGACGCCCGTGCTCGGCGACGAGTTGCGGTAGCCCTCGAAGGTGAGCGCGACGACGATGACGGAATAGGTCGCCGAGGGCAGCGTCGCCCCGCTTCCCGAGGCGGAAAGGACCGGCGCCGAGGGCGTGCCGAGCGCGACCGAGGCGTTGCCGCCGAGCAGCGCGGTCTCCTCCTTGCGCATGGTCTTCTGCAACAACCGGAGCGTCGCGGTCGAGTTGATGTCCTCGAAGCCCTGCGCGGCGGCCTCGGCTTCGAAGGTCACGGTGTCTTCCTCGCCGAGCGTGACATAGGGCGCCGTGACGGGGCTCGCGGTGTAGGACATGCTCGCCGAGCGCTGGCCCTCGGGCACCCAGCCCATCGCGTCGAAGCCCGATCC